AGTTGGTTAAAAAGAGAAGAAACAAAAAGTAAAAACCCATCAAAAAAATTCCTAAGTTGGAAATCTGAAGAGAAGTGTTTCGGATATTACGACAAAGACAAAAAAGAAAACATCTTAGTCACACTTCCCTTTAAATTTGTGATCTTAGAACATTATCACACAGTCAAAGGATGGAACGATGCAAGCGAAAGCGGTATCTATTCCAATGAAGTATTCCAAATTGGTAACGAAGAGATCCAAGTTAAAAGCTTTAAGGGCGGTAACATTGCTAACGGACTCTACAAAGACAATAAGCCTTCTATAGTTGCCGCTGGTGGCCATTATGCTAGAAGTATTTACGCTGTTACCAACGACCTTGAGATCATCAATATAAGCCTAAAGGGAAGCGGTGTGAGTAGCTATTCTGATTTTATTAATGACATTGGTGATAGTAATTTTGACAAGAATTGGATAGAGGTAACAGAGGCCAAAGAGCTTAAAAAAGGTAAAGTAAACTATTCTATACCAGTATTCAAAAAGTCAACCGCAATCAGAGATAAAAGTAAGCTAATGCCGTTTGCTGAAGAGTTACAAGATTACATGATAGATTATACATATGAAGGTTCTGAGGTCGTCAGAGCCAAAGCAAAAGATATAGAGATAGAACAAAAAGACGATGACGATCTAGCTTTTTAAATATATTAATTACTCGACAGGTGAAAACCCCTTAGCAGAAATGCAAAGGGGTTTTTTTTATAAGCGGATTGATACGCTTTCCTATACCCCCCGTTGAGAGAATAATTCATAAATAATTAAGGGGGGGTATAAATCCTAAATCAATCCGTTTATCCGCACTGATTTATTTAATGTATTGATATACAATTAATTATAAATTCGGATAAAATTGATGTTGTTTATCTAATTAAATAGTTTATATTTGTTGTTCGAAGGTGTGGCAACCGAAAACATTTATTAGTAAACCCCTTCTTACCTTGGACAGCCACACCTCCATTTTAAGCAAGGGGTTTTTTAGTTAAAAAAATATGAAAGATACTCAGATAACAGTTTTTAAAAGTATAAGAGACTCAAAAACCCCTTATTACATTTCATTGGAAAAATCTATTAAGAGAATTCAAACAGGGGTATCAAGAGAGCTTATTGATAAGATTAGAAATACAGATGAAAAGGAGCCTAGGAATGTACTAAAAGCATGCCTACCTTCTATTTGTTATGGCGGTGTATTTTCAGAGAGAAATAAAAACAGTCTTAAGGAACATAGCGGTTTAATGATAACCGACTTTGATGGAATTCCAACTCAAAAAGATTTTGACAATATTTGGAAACAACTCACGACTAATCCTCATTCTGTTTTTGTGTTTTTAAGCCCGTCCAGTGGTGCTAAAGAAACTTATGGCATCAAAGCATTGATTAGTATTCCAAAGTGTACTCACCAAGACCATACAAAGTATTTTAAGGCTTTTAATGATAAATTCAAAATACCCTATTGGGATAATTCCAATTCAGATGTTAGCCGTGTTTGTTACGAAAGTTATGATCCTAATTGTTATGTAAACTATAAGGCTAAAGTATTTGCGCCAACTTTAATGGACGAAGGCTTTGACATAAAGGATCGTGTTCCTTTAATCCCTGTTACTGATGAGGATAAAATTATAGATAAGATAATGTCTTTTGATTGGAAAAAAGATTTTATAGAAGGAGAGCGTAATAATTTTGTATTTGATTTGGGTGGGGCTTTTTGTGAATATGGTATAAGTGAAGATTATGCAATAGGTTATATTCAAAATAATGTAGCTTATGGAAACTTCAAAGAATCGGAGGTTTCTAATACTATTAAATCAGCTTATAAGCGTAGATCATTCGGAAGCAAATACTTTGAGGATTATAATAAGCAAAACGCCATAAAGACCAATTTAAAGAAGGGCAAAGCAAAAGTTATAGATCAGTATAAAATAGAAGAGGAGGTATATGACAGGCTTAAATATGAAGCTGAGGTTGACAACTTTTGGGATGTAGATGATAAGAATAAAATAAAAGCTAACCCATTAAAGTATAAAAGATTTTTAGAACGTAATGGCTTTAAAAAATATTTTCCTGCTGATTCATTGAAACCGTCTTGGGTGTTTATAGAGTCGAATAAAGTTAGTGAAGTCTCTCCAGAGCGCATAAAGGATTTTGTTTTAAATTACCTAAATGAAAAGAATGAATATGATGTTTGGAATTATTGCGCAAACTATCAGAATTTATTTAGCGAAAGCTTTTTATTAATGCTAGAAAGTATAGAGCTATCAATGATAAGAGATACAAAGGAAAAATCTTTTATTGCTTATTCCAATGGGATCTTAGAAGTCACAAAAGATAAGATTAAACTATTGGATTATATCGATGTAGACGCCTACATCTGGAAAGCTCAAATTATAGATAGGGATTTTGAGATCACTAAGGATTTAGAGAATAATTATAAGCTTTTTATATCAAACATATCTCAGGATAGTTCTGATCCTATTGAATGCGTTTTAGGTTACCTATTATCTAGGTATAAGAATAAAATGAATAACAAGGCTATTATCTTAAACGATGAGGTTATAAGTGAAAATCCAGAGGGGGGGACAGGTAAAGGGTTGTTTGTTCAGGGTATTAGACAAATGAGGAAAGTATCGATATTGGATGGTAAAACTTTTGACGATAAAAAAAGCTTTCCTTATCAAACTGTTTCACAAGATACCGACATTTTAGTTTTTGATGATGTAAAAAAGAATTGGGACTTTGAAAGTAAGTTTAGTTTGGTTACTGAAGGAATGACATTGGAGCGTAAAAACAAAGACGCTATTAAGCTATCAGTTGAAGAAAGTCCTAAGATGTTGGTAAGTACAAACTACGCAATTAAGGGCGAAGGAAATAGCCATGACAGGCGAAGGCATGAAATAGAAATTGCTCAATACTACGGAAAGAATTTAACGCCTTACGATGAGTTTGGCCATCAACTTTTTGATGATTGGAATAAGGTTACATTCAATAAGTTTGATAATTACATGGTTGGCTGTTTACAGAAATATCTGCAAAAGGGATTAATTCCACAGAAAGCTAAAAATTTAACCATGCGGAAATTTATAGCTGAAACTTGTATGGAATTCCACGAGTTTATGAGCGATGAGGATAACTTTCCATTAAACAAAAGAAATGATAAAGCTGTTATATTTAATTTATTTGTTCAGGAGTATAAAGATTATGAAAAATATTTAAGTAGAAAGCGATTTCACATCTGGGTGAGTAAATATGCAGGATTTATAAAAGCAGATTTTGACTCAGGAAATACCAATGGCCTTAAATGGTTTGAGATTAACAACGGGGGAGAAACCCAAAATGATGAAGTTCCATTTTAAAACTAAAAAAAAAGACTAAAAAAATAAAACTATGAAAGTTAAAAGTATAGATAATTTTGAATGTAAAGATTGGCTTCTAAATAAACACTATGCAAAAAGAATGTGTAGTATATCATTTGCTTTTGGTTTATTTGATGATAAAAATATATTACAAGGAATTTGTACTTTTGGTAGTCCTCCCTCAAGAGCTTTATGTATTGGAGTATGTGGGTTTGAAAATGCTAATAAAGTTATTGAACTTAATAGATTTATAATAAATCACAACCAAAAAAACATAGCATCTTTTTTTATTTCAAAATGTTTAAAATTATTACCTAGCGACCTAATAATTGTTAGTTATGCCGATACATCAAAAAATCATCATGGGTATATTTATCAAGCAACTAATTGGATTTACACAGGATTAACCGCTAAAAGAACTGAACGTTACGATATAAATAATTCAAACAAACATAGTAAATCAGTCACAGTAAAAAAAGGCATAAATTATAAAGAATTAGCGGTGAGAGAAAGACCACAAAAACACAGATATATTTATTTTATAGGGAGTAAGACTCAAAAAAAACATTTAAGAAATGCGTTAAAATATAAAGAGAAACAATATCCAAAAGGAGATAATGTAAATTATGATGCAAGTTATATGCCTTTAACACAAACTAAACTATTCTAAAAACATGTACAAACTAAAAAAACATCAAATTGAAAAGTCTAAGGAATTAAACGAGATCCTGTCAGATTATAACATGGCATATCTCGCAGGCGAAGTCAGGTCAGGAAAGACCTTAACAGCTCTTGAAGCTGCTAGATTATACGGAGCTAGTAAGGTTATTGTAATTACAAAAAAGAAAGCAATACCGAGTATCTTATCGGATTACGAAAACTTTGCTTTTTCTTTTGATATAATAGTTGTGAATTACGAATCATTACATAAACTGGATAATTACGACTGTGATCTGGTAATTTATGACGAGTCTCATTCTTTATCTGGATTCCCAAAGCCGAGTGTAAGAACAAAGCTTTGTAAGAAACTATTTTTTAATAAGCCTTGTATTTTGATGACAGGAACCTCAGCCGTTGAATCTTATAGTCAATACTACCATCAATTCTTTGTAAGCGCTTACAGTCCATTCAGTCGATACACTAATTTCTACAAATGGGCTAAGGACTTTGTTGAGGTTTGGGAACGTAAACTACCAACGCATAGTATAAGAGTTTATGATCGCGCGAACGTGGAAAAGATAGATGAAACACTAAAGCCTTATATGGTTGTAATGACTCAAGAGGACGCAGGTTTTGACATTAAAATCAACGAGCATTATTTGACTGTTAAAACTCCTGTTAAGATTAAAGGTTTAGTTAACATATTATTAAAAGATCAAGTTATTAAAGGTAAAGCAGGTTATATTTTTGGAGACACTCCGGCAAAACTGCAAAGCAAAGTTCACCAGGTTTATAATGGTCATTGTATTGTTGAGGATGCGAATGGTCAAACTTCTAATGTAATACTTGATACTTATAAAGTAGACTTCATTAAAGAGCGTTTTAAGCACGATAAAATTGTAATCATGTACTATTACCAAAATGAGCTTAAAATGATTCAGAGTGTATTTTTTGAAGCCGTGACAACCGATATAGATGAATTTAATAGTACTGATAAAAGTTTTGCTCTACAACAATCTTCTAGCGAGGGTATGAATTTAAGCAAGGCAAAATATTTAGTATATTTAAACTTAGGA